ATGGCGTTGAGTTCCCTGTCTTGCAGGGCCGTGGTTGTGCCTTTGCCTGCCTTACATTCGATGGCGATGAAGTGCCCGTCCATGCACCCAATGATGTCAGGTATCCCCGCACGGCCAAAGCCGTTAGCAGGGGGCATGAAATGGTACGCGCCTAGCTTGTCAAGCATCAGCCGTACCGCCCTCTTTACTTTCCACTCAGGTGTTTCTGCCATTGCGATCTCCTTCCAGTGTTTTCTGGTTTTAGACAGTTTACAGGCACAACTACAACCACCCAAATGGCGGCTAAAGTATTGCGGTATGTTGCTAACTCCCACCGATCAACATACACACCAAAGACACTCTCCAATGATTTGTTGACAGAGCGAACGTCTATGCCAGTAAACTTGGCTATATCGCTTGACTTCAAACCATCGGGGTGTCGTTTGAGTAGCTCACGAATGATGTTGTGATTACTCCTCACGTTTTCATGTCCCTCACATACGTAGCAAAGCTGTGGGCTGTGTCGCCAAAGGCAATGCGCATGGCATCGAACTCTAGCGCCACCTCTTCAAGCACAGCGTTGCGCAGGACTGGGTAGTTCTCTCTGATTTCGTTCTTGGGTATGCCAAAGATGCGGTCAAAGTCTTCTTTGTTAAAACTGATATCACTCATAATGTTTCTTTCATAGGACGTACATACTTTTCACTTTTTTCGAGACGCTCTTTGCCAACACCGCAGTGAGCACACACAACTACTCGGTTTTGGTTTGTGTAGAACATATGCCCCCTATGTATGCCACACACAAGCTCCTTTGGTTTTTCTTTGAGATGCGAAGGTTTCTCGTAATCAGGCAGTAGCTGGCGTAACGTATCAGACCTTGATGGGTGCTTTAAGTGGCGTAAAGCCTTGGCCTCGATCTGCCGTATACGTTCTTTTGTTACATCAAACTTCTCACCAACTTCATCAAGCGTATGTTCCTCACAACCAATGCCGTATCTCATGCGCAGTACCAAGGCTTCACGCGGTGTAAGGCTCTCAAGCTGTTCCTCTACAACGCTCACCATCTCATGCTTGAGCACGGCTTCGTCAGGGGCATCTGGCCTCATCAACTCAAGTAGTTCTTCAGCGTGCATACCCAATGCGGCACGCATACCTTCAGAACTTACGTCACGTTGTGCACTGTTGCGTTTAAGTTTCAGTGTCAGTTGCTCCGTTGTCCACAAATCGGTTGGCAATAAACACAACTCCTCCATGAGTGCTTTGGCATTATCACTGAACTCCCCACTTTGATTGATTGGGGGTTTACGCATGGCGATTAGTTCTGTTAATGCCGTTTTATGTATGTCCACAGAACGACAAAAATCTGACACGCTTTTATACCCCGCGGCCTCAATCGCATTTAAGATCAGGTTATTTCTAACTGTGACCTTGATGCGGTACTCGTTGACTGGTTCGTCTTCATACATTATTTTTCCCTCTCTTTCAGCATTTGATCTGCCATCATGTAGCTTGTTCTAGCCAGTCGTTCTTGCTCAGCGTCAGTCCAGCCTGTGCAAGCCGCTAACATCCCCTGCATAGCCTGTGCCGCAAAGTAATCGCGTATGCTGATGCCGCAATTGCCTTCGTCTGGAAACGCTTGGTGCATTAAATCTTCTCTCATATTAACCTCCAAACATTTGTTTCAAGTGATCGTACAACTCGCGTGCTTGATACACAGTCATGTCTTTCAACACATCCTGTGGTTCACGATTGCGCACGAGCGACACGAAGCGTTTGTTGACAGGCGTGCCCACGGAGAAAGCAGCAGAGGCATCCAATGCGGCTTCGTTAGGCTTAGCTTCAAGCTTTGCTTGTAGTAGTGCACCGATGCCTGTCACGTCACGCTTAGTGTACTTGCGCTTGGGTGGTGCTGGTGTCTGTTCCATCTTCTTCATCGCCTTAAGAGACTTGATTGGGCGGTACTCGGGTATGTCTGCATAATATGCGCCGTTTGTTTCGTGGATCATATTATTTCGACGCATCTGTGCTATCAGACTTGATGTTGACCCGCCTGCAAAGCCTTGATGGTCTAAGGCTTCAATGACCTCCTTGCGAGTCGAGCCGGGGTTGTTCTTGATGTAGTCGAAAGTTACACGAGAGATGTTGTTGGTTATGCCAAACATTTTCTTCATGGGGGTTTCCTGTGTGGGGTTGGTTGGTTGCAAAAAAGAGGTTGACACTGGTCGAACAGAGGGGGTCTCCCCCTCGTCGTCCCAATGAGCTAAGGTCTTAGTTAGTGCTTCTTTGAAAGCAGTTTGGATGTCAGGCATCTGAGGTTCCTCCTGTAATTAGCATGACGATAACGATGAAAGCAATAAGCCCAAGGGACTGTATTGTGGTGAGAAGTAGATCATCCATCCCTTGCCTATCTCCAAGCAATATGCCCTGTATCCAGTCGGATTCGTGCGTAGATTCAGGGGGCGGTGGTGTGTAGGTCAAGCCGATCTTGACCTTACCCGTGTCGTAAGGTGTGTATTTCATTATTTCTCCTTGGGAGGTACATTATTTGTCCAAGAGTAGACAGTTGTCAATAGGGTCTCCAGTAGTATAAATCGGTAATAAGTACTATTACTGCAACTAAAAGTACTACGCGTTCAAACTTTTCCCATGGTGTCATCATTGTTTTTCTCCTAAGTTGAGGTGTACCCACTCGGTCATGCTTGCATCGACACACTCGATCTCGCGTATCTCATGGTCGTTGAAGGTGTACACCTCCGTCTCTGGGTCACACTGTTTCAAGTACCCAATTAGTTCTTTAACTTTCATCTTCGTGCTCCTTATCTACATAGGCGGGATTGCCTGTTTGGAATCGATACTCTTCGGCATCTTTCTCAGCGTCATGCTCGTTATCAAACACACCAAGTACTGTGTGGTTGTGGTTTCTAACTACGTACTTCGCCTTGTCAATCAACTCAATAGCGTGAGACTCGCCCTCCCCGACATAGGCTTTAGTAATGTCAAACTCGTATACCGCCTTGCTTCCAGCGTCGGCACGGCTGTCGGCTTCGACCTCTACTGTTTGCCAGTAGGACATAACTACTTGTACTCTGTACTTCATTTGCTTTCTCCTTTGGTTTAAAAATGCGGGGGTGATTAGCCCCCGCTACACATTAAGTCAGTAGTGCAGGCAGTACTGGCTTGAACGACACAGGCGCGCGCACATCCCATTGTAGGTAGTAGCAGACGACCTCGGCAATGATGCCCGATGTGCTGTACGACTTAGTGATTGCGCTGATAAGACCAGACGCATCACCATCCATCAGCATGTCGTAGAAGACCTGCTCACTGGCACACAAGTCCACACGATGCGTGTAGCTGAGAGGCGAAGCCTCGAAAGCGTGCAGTAGCGTCGTGATCGTATACGCAGGCATCTCGTCAAGCCACATCTCCATCGTATCAATGTCAGCATCGGCTAGAACAGTAGCAAGCTCATCAAGCTCAGGGCGAATAAAGCCACTCTCATCATCGGGAAAGTCATACGCCGCCTCATCGTAAGCAGCACTGTGTGCGCTGATACTGCGAGGCTGGATGCCGAAGCTTGCGTTGTAGTCTTGCATCTCGTCATACTCGTCATCCATGTAGCTGCCATACTTACTTGTGTAGTCGTATGTCTTGTACGCCGTCGTACTTTTATAGCTTGGTATAAGACGTGAGGGAACCCACGCATAGGTATTGCTGAACCATAGACCATCATGCTCAACACCCTGATCGAAGTTGACGTGTTGCATACGACCCTCGCCATTCATAAAGACAAAGCGATTGTTGCCGATGAACTCTTCGAGCATAGCCACGAAGCCTGCGTCATACACAAGGTCAGGTGACGCAGACACAGCAGTGTGCAAGTAGTCATTGATGAAGTGCCATGTATCCGACTTATCCTTGTCAGCAGTATTGCCTGTGTGCAGGATGCCGTTGTGCATCATGGCAATGTAGCCCGGAATCACATCGTACGGATGGCAGTTAACCATGTCAGTCTTGCCGTGCGTAGTCCAGCGGAAGTGAATGGCAATCTCACGATCGTCATTGGGTATACGCTGAATGAATGCATTGGCATCACCGAGATTCTTAGGCAGAGTCTTGGTAACCTTCAGTCCCTTGGCAGTGCCGTACATAAAGCCGATGCCGTCAGGATTGGAGGTAAAGATATCGCTCATCAGCCCGTGTGTTTCGAGCAGGGTTGAACGAACCTTGGAAGACTTGCCAGTAATAATTAGACACATAATAAATTTCCTTGATGTAAAAGATCGGGGACAGCGTCCCCGTTTGGTTGTTGTTGAATTAAACAGGCTGTGCTTCAGACACTATGTATGCAGAGCGCAACAGCGAAGCAGCAAACTCCTCGTTCATCAGAACCCACAGTTCACCGACACGCATATAGATAACGTCCTCACGGCTTATGCGATCTAGGTCGCCCCCGTATGGGAAGTACACATACTCAGAGCCTGCGTAGGTAGCGAAGCGGAAGTACAGACCATTACGCAGTACCCACGTTCTCAGCGTCTCGGCCTCGTTGTCGTAGGGTATGTGCATGGGGTAGATATGGTCATGCCTATCCTCCGTATGCTCAGGTGTCCACGGCGCAGGAGGCACAGCATCCGTACAAGTGTCCATAGCTGGCGCTATGACTGTCGGTGTGGATGTGTGTACGTTGCGTACGCCGTACCACTTGACTAGCGCAGGGTACTGACCCGCCACAGTCTTGAGCCACTTGACGAACGATGTGCCGTTGAGATCACGCCACGATGCGACACGGCAGAACATGACAGACGCATGAGTGAACTCGATCTGTGCAAGCAGTCTCTCCTTCTTGAGTGATGCACGGAAGATGCGAAGCTCGACAGTGTTGTA